CGCACGTTCTGATTGAACTTAACGCGGTCTGCCGCAAGAGCTTTCTTTTCTTCCCTGAATTCAACGATTTCTTGTTGCAGGGATTCAGTTACCATTGTGTCTAAAGCTTCAACCATTACACTTTTATCGTGTTCATAGCGGCGGGCGAATTCCTCACGCAATTCACTACGGGCTAGCTCTTTGGCTTCAGCAAGCTGAGCCTCCCATGCTTCCGTAATGGCTTGACGTGTATCTTCGTTTATAATGCCGCCATCAATAAGTGGTTTGATCGCATTTAACATAACGTCTCCTTGTTAACTTCCCAAGTTCCATGGGATTCCTTCTGATTAAAATCTTCCATAATGCAAGATTTCAAACTTCTTCCAGAAATAAAATTATCTGGTTCTGTACCTGGTATAAACCGTTTTGCTGTCAATCCATTAGTAAACCATTTATACTTAGTTTTGTCATAACTCATATCGTGCTGAATTTTTCTTCCAATAGTAAATCCGTCTGGCTCTTTGCCAGGTGTACATTGTAATGACTCCGTACCATTGGTAAACCAACGCTTTACATAGATCCTACCTTTAATAAATCCATCATCCATTTGATCTTTATTTACTTGCTTTGATGTATCCCCATTGTTTACCCACATAAGTTGTCCACGTTTACCTTTGTTCCATGCCTCTTTGCCAAACATTGGGTTTTTAATTCCTATTTTTTGACTTCGAAGAATTTCTTTAATCTCAGGGCGTGTTGATGGATTTTTGTTACCAATGCACTTACCTTTTCTCGACACGCTTACTTTTTTAGCATAGTTTTCTATACGAGAGTCAGTATCTTTTGTTAAAGATTTATTCCATGGTGGAATGCCATTAGTAGTAAACTTACCATCTCCATTATGCTGGTTAAACGACATAGGGTCATTTTTTGCGTCAAGTTGTGATAGATATGCTGATTCAAGATTGCGAATAAACGTTGGATCGCCAATTAACAATACTTCTCTTTCCCAGTCGTTTCTATTTTCAAGAATCATCGGTTTGACAATTTTACTTGAGCATATATACCCATCATTTGGATGGCACCCAACAGCAGCTCTAGATCCAATATACCACTTACGAGTAGGAATATGAGTCCATTTATACAAGAAAGCCAATGTTATTTTCATTTTAGTTTCATATCCTGAATTAAGCGTATGACTTGACCTTTGATATACCGTTGCACCTTAGTATCAGCTGCCATTTCAAGAACTTTATGACCATGACGCATGTTCATAAGTGATTCGTAAATAGCTTTTGGATATGCGTTTGGAGCTGATGGCTGGGCTACTATATCTACAGTAATAATTTCAAAATCACTAACATGACCGTTTGCTTCATTGACGTTACCGCTTCCGCGGCTGGAAACTCCAAGCTTCACTCCCGATTCCAGCATAGTTTTAACAATATTTCCCATCGGTGTCGGGAGAATTTGTAATTTTCCTACACCATTGGGACCTTCCATGCTCATTTTTACAATTTTGTGAGTAACTCTATCGAGGTTGATTTTAAGATCATCTGGATGATCCATTTCACCGAGAATATCACCTCCATTGGAGTCAAGTAAAATGTTATTCATCGAGTCTACGGCTTTTTTAATTTCATGGACAGGGTATACGCGCTGGTTCGCATTTCGTATATCGCCTTGAATAAAAATTCCAGCCATATATAAATGCTTACCTTTATTACCAAAAGCATCTTCAGCTTCTTCCAAAGTAACTTTATTTTTGCCAATACTTGGGGAAATGAATTCTGATAAGATTACTTTAGACATATATCTATTACGCCTTGTAGCCTGACGATCCGCCTGGATTGAAGGATTTCTTAGCAACTGGAACTGACTCTTTAGTTGTTTGACCTTCTTGCTCACGCTTTACAGTACGCTTGTCTTTGTAGCCTTTAGTGTTAGCACCTGGGCTGTTTTCGTACTTGTCTTGACCCATCTTTGTCTCGCCTTTTGTCAAGTAATTGCTTGGTTTCTTGGGACCAGTATTACTGTCACGGTCAGAAGCTGCACCACCTTGTGCTATATTTTTTGTAGTTCCACCCATGTCGTTTTTACCACCGATTTGGGTGCTCTTAGAGTTGATTGGTGATTTTGTACCACCAGACCCAATAGCGTCACCTTCAACAGGCTTAACTGCAGTTACTTTTTCAACATACTCGCGCATTAAGTCAGCTGGTGACTTGCGAGATTCTTTAACTTTTTTAGCTTTTTCTTCTTTCTCAGCAGTCTTACCGTCGTACTTGTCGCCCTTAACAGCAGTACCTGGGTGTTTGTTACCCTTCATGTCAGTCCATGGTTTGTCGGTTTTCTTGGATTCGCCGTAGATGCTAGCTTCGCCAAACTTTTGTCCGTCTGACTCGGCTTCGTCACCTAGTTCTTCACCGCCTATGTCTTCTTCATCAGCGTCGAACTCGTCGTCGCCCATGTCATCTTCGCCAGCGTCATCATGGATACCAGGCATATTTTCTTCTTCAGCTTCTTCGCCGGCCATTAGCGAGTCAAACTCTGCTTTAAGTTCGTCGATTGCGTCTTCTAGATCCATAACACGGGCTTCAACACTTGCTTCGCCACCTATTGCGTCCTCATCGCCAGCGAACTCATCGCCAGCGAACTCATCGCCGTCCATGTCGTCATCGCCAGCGAACTCATCGCCGTCCATGTCGTCATCGCCAGCAAACTCGTCATCTTCATGCATACCTTGTTGGTCGCCGTCAATAATATCATTCTGATCTTCAATTTCGTCGCCAAGGCGTTCTGCACCGCGACCACGTTGGACAGGGAACTGGTCCTCGTCAACTAAACTCTCATAAATATCACGGCTTTTTGCGATTACAATATCGTGAAACAATGCTTTAGCTTTCGCGTCATCTTCGTTGATAATGTATTGAATAAGTTTTTCGAACTTTTGCATAGGTAACTCCTTAAGGTTATATAACTTGTAATATTATTTACTCAAAACTGAATAAATCAGTGTAATATGAGTGTTTTTCAGAGCGAACTTAAAGATAACTAGAAACTTGCGCAGTTTTGCGCTAATTACATGTATGGTTGCTTTGATTTATACGGGCCGCGCTTACTTCCAGTCATTACCTCACTGCGCATTTTTCGAAATCCCTCCGTTTTCGATCTCGCTGATAGTCGAGACCGTCTTTCATTCGCTCCAACTAAGCCGTATAATTCTTCCCAGGATTTCCCCTTTTTAATTTCAGACAATCTTTTCTTGTGACTTTCTGATTTAGGGGCTTTCATATTTTCTGTATTACTTTTAGGCTTTCTCATTTTTTCTTTTGTTGCCTCTGTACAAACTCTACCATACGTTCCCTCACCGCCATCTGTCATGTTTAGCAAAATTCCTGTTCCAATATCTTTTCTACCCCACCAGTTAATCAAGCGGCGTTCTATTGCAACAGCACCCAATGGTGTCAAATTTGTCTCGAGAAAAATTATATATTGTTTTGCTGGTGTGTGGCAGCCTTTGCCAGCTATACGATGAGCTTCATATGCTCGTCTGCCAGTTCCTTTGCCAATGTAGTATGGTGTTCCTGCTTTTGCAGTCTTAGAATCTTTGCTTCGCACGTATGCGTAAACATAGTAAATATCATTGCTGGACATATAACCTCCGTTGTCGTCTAGAGTAGTCGGGGATTGCCGTCCCGCGGGCTACACCTTTATCATCGAGCGTAAAACCACTGGACTGAAGATCCAGTGGTTTTACGCTCGATGATAAATTCTGCAGATTTCATGAGAGTTATGTGTTACATTCCCATACCACCAGCGTCCTGCTCTGCCGGTTTATACATATTTGAAAGACCTTTCAACTTTTTCTCGTGCTCTATTTTTCTAATATCGTTGATTTGCCGTAGTTTATTCAGCTGGTCAAGAGTAAGCCGTGTTTTCCGTAAATCAGAAATAGTTAAAATGGACTGATCGTCCTTCTCAGTAGAGTAGCCGGGCGGATTTGCCTCAATGACCGAGTCCTTACCCATTTCAAATAAATCTAATATATACATATCTTTATTTAACCAAAAACTAGTTTTTTACTGAGCTGGCGCTGGAGCGCCGCCAGCACTGCCCATTGGTGATGTGGCTCCAGTGGCACCTGCACCACCGCCCATATCTGCTCCACCCATATCCTCACCTTCTTCACTGCCCATGTCGTCAGGCATTGGCCCTAAGTTTTCTAAGTCAGAGGATATGCCTCCTGCTGACACGCCAACAGCCCGCAAGTTTGGATCATCAGGTTTGGCATTTTCATCAGCATGCTCTTCAGACCACATTTGCTCGTTCTCTTGCATTTCCTCCTCAGTTAGACCAAGGTAGCGGGTAAGTAAGAACCGTTTTGCCAAGTAGGGTATCTGCTCAACTTGAGTAAATGTTGAAATTCTCGCTGCGTCAATCTCAACTTGACGATATTTTGTAAAGTTTTGCGGTTCGTTAAACTTTAAGTCAAAAACACTGTTATCAATGTTAAAGCCTCTAAACCTCAAAAAGATTTTAAACTCTTTGTCCAATACGCCAGATACAAAATTTTGCAGTCTCTTACAGTATTGGTTGAATCTCCATTCTTGAATCATTGCGATACCAACTTTTCCGTCGCTAAAGTTATTAGCTGCTTCATCATTTTGGGTTGGCAGATAGCTTGCTGGAATACGTAATCCGCGGAATAACTTGTTTGTGAAGAATCTCAGATCAGTTATTTCACCTAGATTTGAGTTCTTTGTAAAAATTCCTGATTCAAGTGCAAAAGTATGGTAATCATGATACTTTTCACCAGCATCAATAGTTAGTGTACCTACCTCAACCAGGTCAGGCAAATACTCAATTGATACAATTTTGTGATTGTACAACTCAGCTTCTTTTCTAAATTGCCGCCAATTTTTATACCCGTGCCGTGTCACACCAATACGAATCTGAGATTCGGTTATTCCAGTCTTATCCCAATTTGGAGATTTTGTATCTTTGTTAGCATCAAGATAATAGTTCAAAAATGATTGATCAGAATTAAGTCGGTTCACTATAGACTGTAGATTTTCTTGATGTGAAGTTTTACCTAGCAGCATAGATTGAATTTTGTCTAAAACGACTTTATCAAAAATTACTTCTTGGTTCTTATAGTATTTTTCTCTGACTCCAGGAGTATTCATGAAGTTGGATGATTTAACACCTATTTTCTCATTTCTTTCAACATATTGCCTGGTTTTCTTAAAGTTTTCCCAACCTGTTTTTTGTGCAGTAGTAAATCTTAGATGAAACTCATTATCACACAGTTTTTTTTGTAAAGCAGCGGACCCCAATTTTGACTTCTTAGCATTCCGCTCACATAGCTCAAAATGTTTATCATCTGTAATATTATCAAAATATCGTTGTATCCCATTCGTAATATTAATAATACGGGAATTACGCTCAGTATCTGTCAATGATTTCCAATTATTTGATAATCTGTCTGAAATTTGTTTAGTATACTTTGCCCATAATATGGGATTTTTTTTCATCTCGTCAAATTTAGCTTTAGCTGCAACTGTTCCTAGCCGTTGAGATTCTTTACTGAAACCCAAAGATTGATGATACATTTTATGATCATCCCATACCATGTGAACTAAATTTTCAGGTGAATTATTATGTCGTTTTAAATCAACATGATGAATAACGTTTACGTGATCAGTTGCCCTACTTTCGTCATAAGTAAATTTGTCAATTATTCCGTGTTTGGATAACTCATTTGCAACTAGTCGATGAACAAATTGCCACTGTTTAGTGTCTGGCTGGTATACTTGAGTATAGTTAAGTTTTTTATAGTTGCTAATATGCTCCTGTTTCGTGTTAAACGGAATCATACTCTCACCAAGTTGTAAATCTTTGGCTTCAACAAATCCCTTACCTATTACAGGGAATTTGTGGTCTGGGGTCGCAATTATCTCTTGGCCATTATCCAAAATTATTTTCATTACTTGAGCAGATTTTTGAGTAACCCCCGCCCAACTTATAATGCCCGGAACAATATGCCCGTTGTCTGGATTACAACTATAAACCCAATTTGTTTTTCCAGATGCATATTCTTCAGTTAATTCACTCAGGGTCAGTGTCCTCCCGTCAAGTAGCGGAACTTTAGTATCCATTACTAAGCAACCCCCAGGCAGTGCTTCTACGCTTGAACCGCGTCCATCTGCGGTTTGGGGAAAGAAGAAGTCCTCATTCATTGAAATCGGATTGTATGTTGCATCCATCATATTACCGCCCGAGCCGTTAATAGACGGTATTCTACGTTGATGCACTTCGTTTTTCACTCTTTCAACAAATGCCATTGCTAAGTGAGATGGCATATTTCCAACGTCAATTTTGAAAATTCTACGTTCAGGTGCCCGTTGAATACGGTAAATAATAATCGCATCTTCAAGTAGTTCCTTTTGTTTAAACACTTTAAACACTGTTTCTAAGACAGAAGTACCGAACGGCCACGCCATGTCTAGCCCTTCTGACAAGCTAATATGAACTACGTGCTCTGCGTTAATAACTGCTTCATTTTTTGCGCTAGTAAATCTTGATCCGCCCTGCCCGCCTGCTGGTGTATACGCTCCAGCACTACCTCCAGTACCACCCATTTGCGGGTGATTTTCATATGAATCGGACGTAGTGACTGCTGTAACTGTCAAATTTTGAAGATTAGGATTAAGATCTTTAATGACGTATTGCTCAGGTTTTTTGCCGTCAGACTCATTTACAATAACTTTTGTTACCTTTGACATTTCAGACCATAGTAGTTTAAACGTCTCTGGATCGCGAATAAACACTTGATCACCGTATTTCAGTGTGTTCCTAAACAGTTTGAAAATTCTCTTGTCAAATTCGTTCAGCTTGCACCATTGCTGCAACTGCTCTTTAACAATCTTTATTTCGTTATCAGTTGGGGTTTCTTTAAAATCAATATCAAACGCCGTGCCGTTTTCTATGTTTGTTTGAGTAGAAAATTCTGCCAAAATATCAAGCGCAGCATTGATTTCGCTGTCAGCATCCATTTGCTCATACTGATTGTATCGTTCAATACGGTTTGGGTGGCCAACATAAACCTCAGGTAGCGAGCTTTGGTAGTTTTTCACGCCAAAACTATTCATAGAATCATTGTTGCCGCCACTGATTGGGCTAACATTGTTAAGGTTAGCTATTTTAAAATGCTTTTGCCATGTTGCCATGAAGTTTAGTCCTCGATATGTTATTTAGCCTAAACCGTTGCTCTGTAAATTCTACTTGAAATATGTTTGTGATCAGATGATGTATCTACCAAATCTTGCATCAGGCCTGTGGTTTGCTCTACCATCTTATTTTGTTCGGTCAATAATGTAGTTACTTTTGCCAGCGCAGTTACCATTGCCCGTTGTGAACTTTCTGTATTACCTTCTGCTTTAGTATCTTCAAAATATTTTGATAGCATTTCAACTATTGGTTTAAATGCCGTTAACACTGATGCATCATTTAATGAAACTTGCACATTATCTAATGCAGTTTTATTAATAGTTGACATTGCTGCTTTAGTTGAGATATCTGCTTCTTGAGCCATTTTAGTTTTGACATTACTGTCATCTAGTGTAGGACTATTTTGATTTACTATTCTAGCACTACTATTAAGTGGAGCCATTGCCCCAATGTCCTTTGACAAATTTACTGTTGATGCATCACTAGCCAAATTGGATTCTGGTTTATTTTTTTCAATAGCAGCAATGACCGGAGCAAATGACGAGGAATCAATTGCAGTAAACGCAGTATAAGTATCATTATCATGAAATAACTTAGACTTTTCTATTGCTGATAGTAAGTTGTTATTACTTTGGGCTGGGTCAATAGGTTTATTTTTGTCTATCGCAGCAACAATATTGGCTGTCGATTGAGCTGGGTCAATAGGTTTATTTTTGTCTATCGCAGCAACAATATTGGCTGTCGATTGAGCTGGGTCAATAGGTTTATTTTTGTCTATCGCAGCAACAATATTGGCTGTCGATTGAGCTGGATCAATAGGTTTATTTTTGTCTATCGCAGCAACAATATTGGCTGTCGATTGAGCTGGGTCAATAGGTTTATTTTTGTCTATCGCAGCAACAATATTGGCTGTCGATTGAGCTGGATCAATAGGTTTATTTTTGTCTATTGCAGCGACGATATTAGCTGTCGATTGGGCTGGGTCAATAGGTTTATTTTTGTCTATTGCAGCAACAATATTAGCTGTCGATTGGGCTGGGTCAATAGGTTTATTTTTGTCTATTGCAGCGACGATATTAGCTGTTGATTTATCAGATTCTTTATTTGTTGGTGTTTTGGTATCTTGTTTTTGCTCGGCGTTACTTAGTGGGTCTGTGTGAGACAAATTGTATGCGAATATGCCAAGGCTATCTACATCAAATGCTTTTTGTAACGCTGAATTAAGAGCGTCATTTAAAAAGTTTGCCCCGTCTCCGCCGTCCCATACGCTATTTGCAGCTTGCAAACCAGCGGCGGCTGCGGTGGCTGATACTGCTGCTAGTGCTACTGTTCCTGCTGACGCTCCGGCGATTGCAGTTCCTGCAGTAGACATTGCGCCGCTAAGGGTAGTAGCAGCACTTGATGCAGCACCAACTATTGTGGAACCTGCTGCTGTTAGTGCTGCTCCAGCTGAGCTAGCTGCTCCTGCTATTGTCACGGAAGCTGAAGTTAGCGTTCCGCCTAAGGTGCCAAACACTCCGGTCACTGATGCGGTTCTTGTTCCGAGTAAAAGTGATGCAGCTTTGAACTCTAATAGCCCAGTAACTAGGCTACCTATACCCGTTGCTACACTAGACAGTACCATAGATGTTTTATCTACTGGTTTTAAATCTGCTAGCATTCCTGCATTTTCTAGCGCCGATTTCATTTTAGCAGTGTACTCTTCAAGATTGGCAAATAAATCGCCCTCTAGTTTTGCTCTAGCTTGCTCACCTTTAATCTGTATATCATTTAAATCTTGAGTAGTCTTAGAAAGAGTCTGCATCGACTTAACTACTTCTTGCTGCGCTGCAACTGCCGCCTCAGAAGATGTTGCTCCTTTAAGAGATTCTTTTTGCACATTGCTATACAACTCACTTGCAGCCCCAGCAGCCCCAGTATTTGTTCCCAGCATTTGAGCAAGGCCTAGACTGGACATATTTGTCACCGCAGTATCACTGTTAAGTTCTCCCCCAAGTTTACCACTTAATCTAGCTGCTTCAGTGTTTGACCCTGCGTAATCTTTGTTATGTGTATTTGCAACTAGATCTTTAACTGACTGCTCAGATCCAGTTTGATTCATTACAATGGCAGAGCTTATATCTGTTACAATGCCGCCGCGCCCATTCATATCGCTAGTTGCAAACTGTTGAAGAAACGCTTTTTCTAATCCCTTTGACGCAGCAATAGCATAATCTCGCTGAAATTTTTCGCGAGCTTTTACATCGCCGTCACGGGTCATCTTGCGTATTTTATTTTCAACCGCAGCATTAGTGGCAGCATCCCTTGCTTGCTGCATTTTTGCTTTAGCATCCTGCCCAGTAATAGCCGATATTGTCCTTAAATTTTCCGCATAGTCACGAGTACTACTAGCTATGTCAGATTGAGATACAGTGGACATATCGCGACCAGAGCGACGCATTTGTTCCATTGTCTTAGCTACTACTTCCCCTTGCTCTTCAATACTAAATCCTAAATTTAGCAAACTTGATTTTAGCTGATTTCCCTCAGCACCAGCAAAAGTTTTAGCAAGTTTTCTAAACCCGGCTTGCATCCCTATACCAGCACCAGATATAGTTTCAGCGTTAGTTTTTTGTATTTTGGATAGAGTGTCCATTGACACCCCAGTCTCAGCAACAATTCCTTTTAGTTCATCCATGCCGGCGGCAAAGTTTGCACCAGTTGATGAAATAGCCATAAAGCTAGACATTACCTTAGTGGCTTGAACATTCATTATGTCCAATCTTGCTTTTTCATATGCTACAGTAGCATCAGCTACATTTTGGAATACTGAGGTAAGAGCCGAAATACCGGTCGCAAGTAATCCAACTTTACCAGGCATTTTAGAAAATGCGTCTGCAGTTGTTTTAACTCCACTCGATAATGCGTTAAATGACTGTTGACCAGCAGTTATCTCTGCGTTTAAAATTGAGTTAGCTACGGCAATACCGTCGCCGCCAGATTGAACAGCTTTTAAAATTGATGTTGACGCTGTAAACGTTGCTACAACTAGTGATTTCATCGTCTGATTAATAGACGACACCATTACTTTATTTGCAGCAAGTCTAGTATTAACGGCTTCAGCTTCGTCTAGGTCACGCTGAATTTCTTTTTTTGTTGTTTCGTCAAGAGCTTCGGAAAGATTGCCCAAACTTGTCTTAAATACAGCAGCCTTTTTGTTAAATTCCTCTAAGGTGATTGCGCCGGCTTTATAATCAGCAGTAAGTGCAGCTAGCTCTTCAGATAACTTTTTCGCTATCTCGGCTTCAGATTTCCCTGCTTTTCGCAGGTTATCAATATCCTTAGCTGCTTTGCGTGTGGCATTAACAAAACTGGTGCCAGCACTAGTGATATTTTTCGCCGTATCACTAGCAACACCCATAGCTTCCATTTTAAGTGTCAGTGCTTCGATGGCTGCGGTTAACGCTGCAATTTTTTCTTCATCCATATATTTTTACTCACTAAATATGACTATACCATATATTTATAGGCGAAAAAATGACTGAAAATCAAAATCCTCTTGCGAAACACTTTAGACAACCCGTTATTCACTTTAAGTTGCCAAGCAACGGTGCTTTTTGGCCAGAAGGTGCGTTAGACTTACCAGTAACTGGAGAGTTGCCCGTGTATTCAATGACAACTAGAGATGAAGTTATTATACGCACCCCCGATGCGCTGTTAAATGGTAGTGGAGTAACTTCAGTTATTCAATCTTGCATCCCAGAAATCAAAGATGCATGGAAAATGCCCAGTGTTGACGTTGATTCTGTGCTTATTGCTATCAGAATCGCAAGTTACTCCAATACCATGGATATTGAAACTACATGCCCACATTGTAAAGGTGAAAATACTTACGGAATTGACTTGCATAATGTGTTGGCAAATATTACTGTTCCTGATTTCAATAAATCCTTTACTATTGACGGGTTAACTTTCAAGTTTAAGCCGCGTCAATATTTTCAAATGAATAAAGCAAATTTAGTTGCTTTTGAAGAGCAAAAGTTAATTAACACTATTCAAAATACAGAGTTGGCAGATTCTGAGCGAACTTCATTGTTTTCGCAACATTTGAACACGATTGTTGATCTTTCGAACCAAATGTATGTTGACTCTACAGAATATATCTTAACCCAAGACAATGTTAAAGTAGATAACCCAGTGTTTATTAACGAGTTTTACAAGAACAGTGGCAAGAATGTTACTAACCAAGTGAAAAAAATACTTGAAGATTTTGCTGAAACTGCGAAGATTAAACCTGTGAAGGTTGTATGCAGTGAGTGTGAGAAAGATTTTTCAGTTAATCTTACCTTCGATCATTCCCATTTTTTCGCCTAAGGCTTTTGTCCATGCCTGCTGATAGAATTGCCAGTTATATCAGCAAAATGGAGAAAGAGGCAAAAGCCTTAAAGAGCGAGGCAATGAAGTTAAGCTGGTTTATGCGCGGGGGCCTTAGCTACGATGATGCAATGCTTCTCTCAGTCTCTGAGAGAGAAAATCTCAATAAACTCATCAACGAAAATTTAGAAACTACAAAACGGTCAGGTCTTCCGTTTTTCTAAAATCCTGCAGTATTATTTACTGTGGGGGTTTCCAACAGTTGTTATCCATGCTGAAAATGGAAACATGTTATCGTTGAATTTTTTTAATACGTACCAGATACGATTCTCGCTATCCCACCTAGCACCCAACGCTTTGACCTTTTTTATATCCCTTCCGGGGACATTGAGATTTACTCGGTAGGCTTTGCGGTTGATTTCTTTTACATCATCTTCGAAAGAAAATAGGTTATTACTCATCTCGTATTTAGCCATTTGTCTAACGGTGGGATATTTTTAATGGTGATGCTTAACGCATCACCTGACTTTCGCTATCGCGTCGCGATAGCTCAGTCCTTTTTAGTTTTTGGATTTAGGATGATTTAAATTGAATAATGTTATATAAACACGTTATCGCTATCATTTACATAACCGACACCTGAGCGGTTTTTGCGAGCTACTGAAAGTAGCGACCAGTATTGCCAATTACCAAGAGCCAGCACGGCAAATGTGAGTCAAAGAAAATCAAATCAAATCATGATTTGAGCCTTCTTGACTCTACGCTTTGCAATTTACCTGTCGCCCTTGCACCTATATCTTCGTTTTAATGGAGGGGATTGACTATGTCACTCTCAACCAGAAAAATATATTACTCACCCGAAATATTATTTTTCCTGGCACGAAGCGCGTTCGTTAGTGGTACGAGTAAAGGAGTAAACCGTTACTTTACGCACCAAGCATGATCAAATATATTAGGAAAATGATCTGCCGCTAACCCAGTGGGATATACCGTCTATTATGAACCACCGGCCGCTTTGGTAAAACCTGTTAAACTATTACTAAAACATCGCTCCAACGTGTGACCAGTTTTTCAGGCACTCAACGCCACCTTGGGGATGATATTTTTTATGGTTCCTTTGCTTCTTACACAAAGGTAGGACTGCTCATCGCAGTGTAATAGCTCGCGTAGAGTTCGCTTACAGCAGTGGGCCACACCACCAATGAGGGCCTTGCCACACAGATACAGGTCAGACTCTGTGCAAATCCATTTCTCTACTAATACTTAAACAGGTGTACTAGCCCGCTGTGTGCATGTGCCTTTGTGGCTGGGCTTTTTTCAAAAATAATAAGAGATGGTCTCTGATAGCGAAATATATACAATAATTATGTCGTTTTATAAAAATCTATAAAACTGACTAGACGTTTCAACGAATCTACCTTTGGTATTTCTACCTTAGGATTTACTGACTCTCTACGTCTGTAATCGGATAATTCTTCCGATGTAAGTGAGTAAAGATCATTTAGACCTTTACTCAAAACTCATTTTGTGAAATTTAATTTTACCTCCAGTTCCACAAAGTCATTCTAGTTATTTTAAGATCACCATATAAATTATATTAAAGTTATATGACTATTTATGGTAATTTAAATTTAGTAGTAATATTTTTCTAATCCATAAGGAAAAAATTTGTCATCAGATTGGGCTAAAAAATCTTTTAACCTGTAGCCGAAAACTTGGTTGTAATAAAATAGTGGGTTTAAAGTTGGTTGACGTTTTTCAACAAATACAAGATCGTCAGTCCCGTTGTATTTGATTATAAGAAGCATTTCTTTTTTGCTATTTCTAGCGTCCTGAGTTGCTTGCTTAATCCACGTGTCCCATTGTGCGACTTTACCCTTCACAATGGCAGCGAACGTGGGGCCTGCTTTATAGTTTTTACACTCAACGGAGTATTTGAATCCATCTGGGCAAATCAAATCTCCAAAGTTAGCGTGGTTTAAATCATGTGTCACGACTCGGCGTTGATTTGAACCACCAAAAAATGAGCCAGAATCTGTATTCCTACGGAAAGCGGATGAAATTCCAGTTACCTTTTCGAAGCGAGATGATAGCAAGTTAGATATCTTGCGCTCATACGAGGAACCTTTACTTTTGCCGTTGACTTTAGGAGTTACTGTGCTCATCAGTATCTATTTAGTCTTTTACTTTGCAGACATCAGATTTTTCTTGTCCTGAATCTCACCGCGTCGCACTTTTGTGAGCTTGCCCAAGTCACCAAGAGCAGCCCTAGCTCTGGCGGCAGCCGCTTTCACGCCCTTTTCTTCAAACTTAGCTGATTCTTCAAGATACGCTGCGTAAGCAGTTGCGATTTGTTCGTGTGTTGTCATAATAAATACCCTTTGTTAAACTGATTTATCCTCGATTTAATCGAGTGAAATATTTTTTCACTCAACTACTACTGCTTCTTCATTAGCATCTTCTGTGTCGTCAGTAATATACTGTGTAAACCCACCCTCTTTCTGGACCTTCAAAATGTTCCCGACACGACTGATAAGCTCATCCTTGTGTGAGATCAGCCAAATACTCTTCTGTGAATCTCGGGCCATCCGCTTGAGAACGCCCATTACGCTTTCAACGCCACTTGAGTCCAGCCCGTTGTCAATCATCTCATCAATGAACAGAAGGTTGACTGCCTCGTGTGCTGATTCCCATACGTCGCGGAACGACAGGCTCAACGATAAGATGACCCGTGTCATCTCACCGCGGCTAAGGTTGTAAAAATCAAGCTCACGGCCAAACTCTTCAATGCTGACTGTAAGATCACTCTGGAACACTACCGTGTGTGGTAGCCCTATTTTTTCAAGGTAGTAAGAGAGCCGTGCGTTGAGGTAGGTAAGATTCTGATCGATAATCCGTTTGCGGATGAAACTGTCCTTGTTAGTGAGGAGCTTGAGCAGGAACTCTTGATGATCCTTGAGCTTTGAAGCAGCGTCAATGGTCGTATAGTCCACGACGATGAGTGCGGCCTCCTCCATCTCCTGGATCTGCTCACTGTATGGATTGACCTCACCAAGTTTGCCCTCGAGCTGCTGTGTGAGGTGCTGAACTGAGCTCTTATGATTATGAGCGTCAACGATTTTTTTGTAAAACGTGCTCTTTGCAGTCCCAACGCTCCCAATTGCCGCAATCTGCTCGTTTATCTTGACTTTTGCTTCCAAAAGTTCCACGATCTGAGCCTCAGCCTCTTCCAACACCGCGATCTTACGCTTCAAGATCTCCTCTTGCTTGCCATCGTGCAAATCCTGCCCGCAAGCGTGGCACTTGTGATCCTTGAGTGCTGTGATTTCTGCTGTAGTAGTGTCTCGTGTTCGCTCTTCGCGGGTAAGCTCTGTGGCAGTGCGAGTCAACGCTTTCTTATGATCGTCAAGTTTTTTCACTGCCAACGCTATCTCATCGTTAGCAGCGTGTGTATCAATCTCAGCATCAATGTCTACCTTGAGCAATTCTTCCAAAGAACTTGACAAATCAGCGATATCGACCTCATGTTTCGCTTCCCACTGTGCGCTACGCTTCTTGAGAGCGGCGACCTGCTCTTCTATTTTCTTGTTTGCCTCAACACACGCTTTGATACGCTGTTCTTCTGCTGAAATCGTGTCCTTGGTAGCGCGAATCTGCTCTTTAAGAGCATCCGACTTCTCACTCAGCACTGTTATGCCAAGCAACTGCTCAATGATTGTGCGTTGATCGTTAGCTCTGAGGCTCAAGAACGGTTCAGTGTAAGTGTTCAACGCGACCACATTCTTGAACATATCATGCGACATACCTAAGATACGATCAATCTCAGCCTGGGTCTCACGAGAATCACCTTGAGCATCATCATCCTGCGCTGCAAACGCGACATCTCCCTTGTAAAACTTCAAGACATTGGGTTTACGCCCGCGTTCAATCCTGTAAGTGACCCCATCCTTAACAAAGTCAATCGTAGCAAGCATGCCCTTAGCATTAGTCCGGTTGATCAAGTTGTCACGACGAATGTCGTTTATTGCCTGCCCAAACAAGGCATAACTCAAAGCGTTAACGATAACAGACTTACCAGCCCCATTACGTGACCCAGCATCATCACCGCCTAAGTCTAAGTTTTCACCCAACACCAAAGTTAAATCTTTTCTATCAAAGTTTATAGCCTGGGTATTATTCCCAACTGACATGAAATTTTTTGTAGTGAGATTTTTTATCGTAAACAATTTTAGAGATTCCTGTAAATATCAATCAACACTTTTGGATCGTAATGATCGCTTTTAATCTGCGAAATTTCAGCGTTAACAATCTGATCCACTGATAAAAACTGAATACTACCTGGCGTTACAACATCTGAGGACACATCTTTTTTCACTGGAATCATCGTAAGCTCTCGCAGTTTATAAGTGTCAACAAAAGTTTCCTTCACAAAAGTAGCCTCTTCATAACTAATGTCAATGTCCAAGTTAACACGGACATGCATTTTTGGCTTCAAAATAGTTTCAGCCTTGTTCAAGAGGTGGCTAAGTTGGTAGATACGATATCTGGGCTGATCTGGCCACGAAAAATATTCTGGCTCCCCACCCCACTCTAACACCATACACCCACGCTCATCGTCTCCGACATCACTGTAGTTATGCGGGAAACAGTTGCCAATGTAGTTTATATTCTTTCCATTTTGCCGTTTATGAAAGTGCCCGCTAAACACTTGCTCGACACCTTTGAAATGATCCTGCTGTATTTCACCATGATCCGGCATCTGAATTTGCGCATTCATATAGAAATGCGGCAACTCAAAGTGTCCAAAACAATATTTGGCATTGATCTTTTCAATTTTCTTATGTTCGTCTTTAACTAGCCACGGAACAATGCTTACATCACTGTCTTTAAAAAACTCATTGACAATGGTAATGTTTGGGATATGCCTAGCCCACTCGGCTGATTGAATATCGCGACGATCTCTGAAAAATTGATCATGGTTTCCTGGTATAAAAAACACTTGAGAGAAATTTTCTCCGAGAAGTTCTAATATCTTTACAGCATAGGTCATAGTTCGGATATTCATACTTGCACGGTTGTTATGATAATCGCCAAGGAAGAAACAAGTCTCACAGTTTTCTTTTTTTGCGGTCTCGATAAACCAATTTACAAATTCAAGACAGTCATTATTGTGGGCTTCACTATTTGATTTCAAACCTAGATGCAAATCAGTAAAGACAATCGCTTTTTTAAATAAATTACTCATACGCTATTTTAAACTCGTTGGTTAGTGAAAGCAAATACAATTTGCCCAGAATCAAACGCACGATAGAATCCATTTTGATTCATATTTTCTACTTCAGATTTTTGCGGATCAAAAACAAGAAGTTTGTCTTTTAACTTATGTTTTTGCCAAGCATTTCTTGATCCCACTAGCCTACCTGCTTTTGTATACACATATCCTGGAGCAGTAGTATGAGTTGCAGTAAATCCGCAAGCAGAATACACACGGCCAGAACTAAATCTGCGGTGACAATAACTGATCATTGTTTCATCATCTTTCATTTGTGCTGAAATAAAGTGTTTGATCAATTTTGATGCCCCACCAATAACAGCATATTTTTTCTTAGCAGATAACCTAAGTAACTCGTAAGATGCTTTTTTTGTGAATCTACTTTTACCAAAGGTGGCGACCATAAATAATTCTCCATTCTCATTTATTAGCCCGTAGTTCACGCTACTGACACAGTCGCCTTGAATATGATTTTGATCCAGAAACTCTCTTTTGCTTTCACTGTTGAGGCTGATTAGTGACAACTTTCTTGCGAAAACTTTGGTTGACAATTTCATCAGGTGTTCAATCCTGCTGATGATAATATCCCATTTGTCATTCAACTCCCAATCCCAAAACTGCATTAGCGTAATTCCAGCTTTTTCAGAAGCAATGATTTTGTTTAAATGATAACTTTGACTTTTGACAAACTGCTCTGAATGCCAATATCCCCCATTCACTTCAATTCCTAACTTAAAATCTGGAAAATACACATCAACTTCTTTTGGAGATATAACACTTCTATTATGGAGTTCAACTGAAATATTTTTTGATTCAAAGTAACTTTTGAACTTACGTTCCAGTTCGGTTGCGGTATGAGCTACAATGGGCAAACTATGCTTATGAAAGTATTTGTTTAGATTACTACTGCTTACACCTAGCTCAGACGCGAGCTCGCCGATTGTCTTCACTAGATTTGATGATGCAAGCCAGTCTGCGTTATTTAATTTTTCTAAAACAGATGGGGCATAATAGTTACTTTTCCTGGTATCTCCAGCCTTAGCTGCGAGGTTTGCATTTTGTAGTGGAACTTTAACTCCATATCTACTTAAATTAGTGGCAGCAACTTTATCACGAATTTCAGGGCAGCTCAACACATTTTCCTTGCCATATTTTGTCAAGTTAGCTGCTTTGATTTTCTCTTTAACATCTGCTCTTTGAAAATTTGAAGCAACACCATATTTTTCAATAGTAATTTGCTCGATTCTTTCTTTAACATTCTTGCTCTGTGCTGGATATGCTACTCCAAACTTTTTAACATTTGAAGAAATAACACGGTCATGAAACTCTTGTGTTTGACTATAGTGAGTGGTCCCAAATTTTCTTAAAGACGCTTCAATGATTTTCTCACTATGATCTCCACGCTGCGATGCCCACTCTACCCCATATTTTTTTAAGTTAGTAGCTTTATTTTTTTCAACCGAGTGTAATCCAGCACATTTTGAACAGCAAAACTTACGATATGCTCTATCGTCTGGATTCCATTTTAACTTATTTCCGCAAATACACAGTGGTATTTCACCAATATCATTGCTAGCATGAAAAATAAGTTGTCTGGGATTCAAAATTCCATAGTCATAATAATTTTTAAAGATAGAATCCCATAACTCTGAATCTATTAGATGCTTTAGGGATAAGTATTTTCTATCTTGAAAGTCTTTAATCGTAATCGCCAGTTGAGTCATAGCTTTGATTGCCACCCATCCCTTGCCGAGTATAAGATGGGTTTAGTGAGTTCATTTCCAAAATATCGTCTCTAATATTTTGATTCTGCTTTTCTATATTTAGTATCCTTGTAAAGCTATTAGTGATAGCTGATGTGTAATACGCAAATGGATTCTGCGATTTTGATTCATCAAACTGTAGCCCAACCTGTGTAAGTTGAAGGATAGCCTGCGCTTGCATTTCGTCACGGTATGAGTAACCGCGCCAGTTTGATCTTGTAACATACCTCTCGCATAGCTTCATATACATAGTGGCGAGTTTGTTGGTAATCTGCCCATGCGTCCTGCAAAACTCTCCAGTATTGATGTCACCTTGCCAATGACTTTTACCAACTAACTGCGGAACCAAGTTGTCGTCTAGCTTGTAATGCTGAAATGATGGAAAGTTTACCTTGACATACTTTTTCGGTGTTGGAGTAGCTAATGCTGCTGGCAAATCAACATCCAGCTCGCCCAATCCGTCGTCAAAAATTTCTGGATCATCAATAACTGATTCGACCTTTCCTTTGACCTTGTTACCCTTTATGATTTTCGGAACAGTAGGAGCAGCAAGTGGTATATGATTCCATGTCATCAGCCGAAAAATAACATCTTGCGGTTTAATACTGTCGACAGATACAACAGCCAGCTCGTTTCTAGGTTTTTTACCTGCCATAAGCTCAAGTTCTTGAGATATTCGAGTAAGACGAGTTGCCCTAGCAGCAAGTGCTTCTGGCGGAAAAGTAGCAGTAACTGATTCTGACTCGCCTGTGTCCTCATCAACAATAATGCGAGTTTCAGTTTTTTCTTTTAACAATCCTGGAATGTCAGCTAAATCACGTATAATAATATCGTAATCAGCGTATTCGGGTTTAGTAAAGATACAGTATGTGGTTTTGCTTTTGTGAATCTCTTTAAGAATGTCTTTGTTGTTCAGATAGTTTATTTTTTTAGTTGGTACGATTAGTGATGACATGAGACACGGTCCTTTAATATACTACTATTTTAACAAAGATAAATATCATATAGCAAGCGAAATGATATGACAACTACCACCTTTTTACTAACTTTGACGAATAACTATGGCAAATGAAGAAACATCAGCTATAGCTAGCCCAAACTCTCCAGCAGATCCGTTTATTGCTGAAGATCCATATGAGGTGGCAAAGGGTAGCGGATACTCTGATGCAAGGGTGTTAACCGACGACCAAAAAACTTGGATAGGTGGTGCTGATCCGAATGATCCTTATATCATGGCTAGGATGGAGGGAAGCTCTTTCACTTCAAGTGACAGTCTTAAAAATATGGGATCTAGCTTAGGCGGAGGTATAACCACGCTTGGAGCAAATATTAAAAATGGTATTTCAGATTCTGTCGCCAACATTGGTAATGGGATATCAAACGTTAAAAATAAAGTAGCAGCACTATTTACTCCAGGAAGCCCTGCCGCAGCGAACGCAGCGCAATCGTTAATCAAAGGATCTGGGGTAAGCGGCGCACTTTCTGCAGTATCAAACATCTCTGCTGGAAGGATACAAGCAGGCGGCGTTCCAATTCCGTCTACACTATCGGCCCCGTCCGACGCAGTAGCTAAGTGGTCTAACCCAGATGGAAGTACCAGTGGCTCTGCCGGCAGCAACTCTGATGATTGGAGATTAAAAGTCTCGCTGTTTGATCCGTCATTATTCAGTGGCGGGGTACTTATACCACTTGAAAAAACGGGCGGTTTTATATTTCCTGTAACTCCACAAATTAATATAACTCACACTGCCAAATATTCATCACTATCACCTACCCATAGCAACTATGCTATGCAGTTTTTTGAAAGTAGTGAAGTAGCTGCAATACAAATAACTGGTGAGTTTCCAGTTCAAAGCACTGAAGACGGGGCATACCTACTAGCTGGGTTATACTTGTTTAGGGCAGCTACTAAAATGTTTTGGGGAAACGATGCTTTGGCCGGAACTCCGCCCCCAATGTTAAAACTATCTGGGTATGGGGCTGAATATTTTCCAAACGTGCCTTGTGTATTGACCTCAATGCAACACACTATGCCCGAGGACAAAGATTACATTAATGTTGACGGAACTTGGATTCCAACGCTAAGTACACTAACTATTACACTGCAACCACTATACAGCAGAAATGCAATGACTAGTTTTGATTTAAAGCAATTTGCTGCTGGCGGGTTACTTGGGAAAGGATTCATTTAATGGCTACCGTGGCATATTCCAAATTTAGTCCATACGCAAAAACAAAATTGTTTGGGCAATTTCTAGACGTAATGGTCCCTAGAAATATAACGCAACTAAAATCTGATAAATCCTACACGATTGCTAAAATATATGATTATCGTCCTGATTTACTTGCCTACGATTTATATGGTGATACTAGATTGTGGTGGGTATTTGCAATGAGAAACCCAGATGTTCTTAAAGACCCGCTATTTGATTTTACTGTTGGTAATACTATAATTTTGCCAGATAAAGCTACTCTTTTCACTGATTTAGGAATTTAATGTGGCTGATAGAAATGTTTTGCATGATTATGCTACCTACACTTACCGATTAAGTTTACACGCAATAAGTCCTTCTAAATATAATGATTTAGTTGATTCACCAGATGGGTACAAACCCACTAATGTTTTAATTTCCAGTGGTGGTGCTCGTGGTAGCAGTTTCCCGCGTGACCCAAATTTCCATGAGGATTTTTACTTTGACAAACTTTCAATAGAAACTGTAACTGGGATGAGTGCTACTACTAGAAATACTAATGCTATCACTCTTAATTTTACAATTATTGAACCATATGGGCTTACCTTACTCAATCGTATTATTGATGTAGCAAGCAGCCTTGGTGCTGAGAATTTTAAAACAATGCCGTTTATACTGCAAATTGATTTTTTTGGTTCTAAAGATGACGGGATTCCGACACAAATAACTGATATAACTAAAAGGATACCGATACGGTTTCTTGAATTTAAAATGAAGGTTACTAATAAAGGTGGGGTTTATGAAATATCTGCAACACCGTATGGCCACACTGCTTTTGAGGAGACTGCGGTCACTACTCCCGTTAAACTTGAAGTAATGGCCAAAACAATTGGTGAATTTTTTAATGCCCATGCTCACGATCCTGGCAATTTAGCTCAAGTTGGTGAAGTAGTTTCTAAACGTGTTGCTTTGCAAAATGCAGTCACTAGCGCTCAACGATCTCAACGATCAACTCTCAATGATTCTGCTGCATCAGCAAGAGTAGAAAAATCTAAAAAAGATTTAGCTGCTTTTGTTGGAGTAACTCCGGCACCAGTTCAAATCACTAGTTATGCGGAAGCCGTAAATAAGTGGAATGATACCTTGCAGTTAGAAGGATTAATTGAGGTAGCGGATGTTATATCTTTTGAAGTTGATAAATCTTTCAAAGATTCAACTTTCCCTAAAGCAGCTGAAATTGCTAAAGATGCCATCGAAATGAAGCAAACTACTGATAAACAAACTGGGGTAGCAACAGCAAGGCATACAGCCGAAGGTGATGAAGTTCTTATTCCAATTAATCAAGGTACATCGGTAACTGAGGTAATTGGTATTGCAATGCGAAACAGTAAGTACATACGCGATCAAGTTTCTGAAGAGCCGACAAATAAGACTGGGTTTATAGATTGGTTCAAGATTATTCCAAAAGTTAAATTGCGCGCTTACGATAAAATTCGCAAAACTTTTGCTAAAGAGTACATTTATGTTATAAAAAAATTTAAAGCGCCAAACACTGAAAACAGATTTGCTGCAAAAACAACTCCAACCAAATCAGTTAAAGATTACAACTACATTTTTACTGGTAAAAATGATGATGTAATAGATTTAGACATGACGTTTGATACAACTTATTTTACTGTTGACTCGGCTAAAAATACAAATTTGAATAATGTGAATGGAACACCAACCTCAGATAAGAAAGGGACCGACGAAAAGTCAAAATCCGCGAATTATAAAGATAGTAAGCCTGGGCAAAGCAATGAAAATGATGCTCTCAAGCCACAGCTTCATTACTCTGCCAACTCAGCGTCCACCGCGTCAAACGAGTTAAACTCGACTGAAAGAAAGGTTGGTGAACTTCAAGCTCAGATGTTATCTAGTGCCGCGGGTGATATGCTTAGTGTTGATTTAAAAATAATAGGCGACCCTGCGTTCATTAAGCAAGATGATATTTTACATACATTAGCATCTGGAGAAACTACTACTGACGGTGGAATCGTCACTGACAATGAAGAAATTTATTGTAACTTAACTTTTTTAACCCCGAGCGATTATGATGATTCAACCGGGTTAGAAGATCCAAAACAATCGAAATATACTTCAAGTGTATTTTCAGGGTATTATAAAGTTCTTACCGTTACAAGCGAATTTCAACGTGGACAGTTTACTCAAACTCTGCATTTAGTTAGATCACCAATACAACCAGAAAAATAATTTATGGCTTCAAATAATAGAGTAGGAACTAAAACACCAAAATGGGTCAATCCAGCGTCAATTCCTGGAACACTCTTAAGTCCCGGACCGTATATTGGGGTCGTTAAAAATAATGTTGACGCTAATAGGTCTGGCAGAATAGAGGTATTCATTGAAGAATTTGGTGGCCTCGAAGGGCAGCCGTCACACTGGATAACAGTTCAGTATGCAAGTCCCTACTTGGGAGCATCGCGCTGGCCTGGCGTCAGGTCTGCTAAAAACAAAGAAAACACGTTCAAGACAGTAAACCATACTTATGGAATGTGGTTTACTCCACCTGACATAGGAAACTTTGTGCTAGTAACTTTCGTTGGTGGCAAAATTTCACGCGGGTTTTGGTTCGCTTGCGTAATGCCTGAGCTAACTCACTATGCTATTCCGGGTATTGCTGGATCTAACTTTTTAAAACTACCTGATGATGCAGCGTTGGCAGCGGCGGTAGATCAACCGCCATATCCTGTAGTAGAATATAACGACGCTAATGAAGGAAATATTAGCAGAGAAAATGAGTTTCTAACTATCCCCAAACCAATACATGAGCCACAGTTCCTTCACCTTCTTAAAGAAGGATTGGAGAACGATAAAAAACGCGGTGTATTAACTAGCAGTTCGCAACGTGAAAGCCCAAGTAGGGTGTTTGGTATTAGCACGCCAGGCCGCGACGGACCAGATAAAGATAAAGACACTCAGGCTGTTGAAAACAGACTCGGTGGGCATACGTTTGTAATGGATGACGGAGATGAAAGCGACCAAAATGACCTAATACGGTTGAGAACGGCTGCCGGCCACCAGATTCTAATGAACGATAGTGAAAAAGTGATCTACATTAGCAACTCGTCGGGCACTGTATGGATGGAGTTCACTGATGACGGCAAGATTCATGTATTTTCAGAATCTGACGTAAATGTGCGGTCCAATGGAACTCTTAATCTTCATGCTGAAAAAGACATTCATATGCATGCTAAAGAGAATATTACGATGTGGGCTGGCACTTCGATACATGAGCAAACAAAAGACTTTTCCATCAAAGGAACAACTACCTTGAAGATGTTTGGGCAAGAGACTGAGTTGTCTTCGGGTAGCACTTTAAAGTTACAATCAGCTACAACTGGATCTTGGGCCAATGGTGGGGACTTGATTCTTTCAACTGGTGGCAAAATTTATCTCAACACAATGCCCGCCCCTAGCGTTCCTACTCCGGGCAATATACCAATCAACACGTTTAAAGAAACAATTCCGACAAAACCCGCGCCGATTTACAAGTATAAAGTTAATTCATCAATAACTTCTACTGTAGCTGAACTGACCGCGCATGAGCCATGGGTCAAACATGCCAGTGGTGGAAGTAGTGCTGCCAGTGGTGGAAGTAGTGCTGCCAGTGGTGGAAGTAGTGCTGCCAGTGGTGGAGCACCTGGTGCTGGCCCTGCTGGTGCTAGCGGGCAAGGGGTACTTAAACCAACTATTACTAACGACGATATTTTAAAGCAAACACCAGGAGTTGATAGTATTGGTAAGATGAACCCGTCTGACGTTGCGGCGTTAAAAGCACAGTTAGCTAAAACAGAGTCGGGTGGTAAGTATGATGCAGAAAATCAGTTTGGTTATGTTGGAAAATACCAGTTTGGATCAGCCGCGCTGGCAGGTCAAGGATATATGAAGCCAGGGGTTAAACAAAGTGTTGCCAACATGAATAACCCAGACAACTGGACTGGTAAAGATGGTATTCATAGTATAGCAGATTTTAAAGCAAATCAAGCGGTTCAAGAAAAAGTTATGGATACTAACTTAGAAAACAACTATAAACAACTTTTGAAAAGTAAAACTGTTACCTCTGATTCTAGTCCAGCAGACATTGCTGGTAAATTGTCAGTTGCCCACTTACTTGGTGCTGGTGGTGCAAGCAAATGGGCCAAGGGCGGTGGTGGGCAAGATGCCAATGGTACGACGGGCGATAAATACTATAACAATGGTAAATATGCAGTAGTGACGGCCGCTGCTAAAAACAATCCACCAACATCAGGATAGCATATGGCACTCTATAATGGGTTTTCGACAGTTAACCGCAGCAAGAAGTTTGTAATACACGACTTTGAGCTGGCGAAGCAGGATTTAATGAATCACCTTTTTATTAAAAAAGGTGAAAAAATCATGGACCCTAACTTTGGAACCATAATATGGGGTGTGTTGTTTGACCAGCTAACGGACGAACTCAGAGACGCGATATCAAAAGACGTGACTAAAATAGTTAACTCTGACCCTAGACTCGTCGCAAACAATATTACCCTAACTGAATACCAACACGGAATTCAAGTGAAAATAGAGCTAACCTTTGTTGAAACTGATCAGAAGGATGTTCTCTACGTCAACTTTGCACAGTCAAAGTAATATACTAATATTATCGCAACGATAAATAACTATATAACTTCAATATAATTTATATAGTAAACTTAAAACATTAAATAAACTATATAATATAATTTATGACTCAATTAGTTCTAAAAGCATTCAAATACCGAATCTATCCCACTAAGGAACAGACTAGTTTTCTAGACCGTAACTTTGGAGCGGTTAGATATATCTGGAACCAATTCGTTGCATCTTTCAATCATAATTTTATTGGTCCTTGTTTGCCTCAAGACGAAAAGTTCATTAAAGACCTACCCGGAAAAGAATTCTTGACTGAAGTAATTAGTTACGGTCTACAACAGAAAAGAATGGACTGGGTTGAATTCAAGAAGCAATTCTTTTCTAAAAAGAGAGCAGTCAAATTAGGTAGACCAAAGTTCAAGAAAAAAGGAGTTTCTAATGATTCATTTAAAATTCCAGGTCAATGTCTAAAATTTAATTCCTGTATAAATTTTGAGACTTCTAGAATCAAATTACCAAAGATGTCGCCTATTAAACTAGTTATCGATAGAAAATTTTCTGGATTGTTGAAATCGGTAACAGTATCAAAGAATAAAGCCAACCAATATTTTGTTTCGGTTCTAGTTGAAGAACCTATAGAGCTGAAACAAAATACCGGTAGGAGTATTGGTATTGATCTGGGTTTAAAAGATTTACTTATCTGTTCAACAGGCATGAAAATCAGTAATCCTAGATGGTTTCGTAAAACCCAAACGAAACTAAAAATAACTCAAAGAGCATTTAGTAAGAAAGTTAAAGATTCATCCAGATACAAACAGATGAAACTTAAAGTGGCTAGACTTTATCTAAAAGTAACTAACCAAAGAAAGTTTATTTATGATAATCTATCAACTTGGTTAGTAAATAACTATGATACCATAATTATGGAATCACTTAAAGTCAAGAATATGATTAAGAATAGAAAATTATCTAAGTCAATTCAAGATGCTTCTTGGTCTACTTTAATCGGAATGGTCAGCTATAAATCTAACTGGTACGGTAAAACGTTCCATCAAATAGATACTTGGTTTCCTTCTTCTAAAACTTGTTCTTGTTGTGGTCATAAACTAGAATCTTTAGATCTCTCTATAAGAGAATGGACGTGTCCTAGTTGCAATACTAAACATGATCGAGATCTAAATGCTTCAGTAAACATACTCTATAAAGGTCTAGATGATCTTTATAGTTTAACATCGGCCGAATTAGCCGATTACAGATGTCGAGAGTCAGTAAATCCTAAAGTAGAAATACCAAAGGTAGATTCATTGAAACGTCTAGTCAGTTTTATAGATTTTTATAAAACGGCATAATTATCATAGTCAAGGATCAAAGCGATGTCTTCATCATCACGTCAGCACAGTTTATTAGCCGCAGAGGATTGGAAAAAAATATACCAGACCTTCCGCGAAGCAGATTTTCAATCTTACGATTTCGAGACTCTGCGCAAGAGTATGATCGACTATTTGAAACTGTATTATCCAGAGGATTTTAACGATTTCATTGAATCAAGTGAATACATTGCGCTGATTGATTTGATAGCATTTTTGGGGCAAAGTTTAGCATTCAGATCAGACTTAAACGCAAGGGAGAGTTTCATTGACACGGCAGAACGTCGTGACAGTATTTTGAAACTGGCTAGACTGATTAACTACAGTCCGAAACGAAGCATACCTGCGTCAGGATTTCTTAAGATTGAATCCATTGCTACTAGCGAAAAGTTAACTGATTCCACTGGAGTAAGTATTACTGGGCTTCCTATCACTTGGAACGACACTACAAATAACAACTGGTTAGAGCAGTTTACGATCATTATTAACGCTGCTCTAATAGATAATCAAACCATTGGTAAATCAGGGAATTCACAGTTAATCAATGGAATAATGAATTCTGAATATACCGTTAACTTAACAACAAATACTCAGCCAACATTCGCGTTTAACGCCATTGTCAATGGAGCTCAAACACCATTTGAGATCGTCAGTGTCACCTCCGTTGGGCAGCAATACATTTATGAAGTACCACCTATAGCAAATAACAGATTTAATCTGTTATATCGCAACGATAACCAAGGCAACGGTAGCATAAACACTGGATTCTTCCTATATTTTAAGCAAGGAGCATTGAGCACACTAGATTTCAACCTTGAAGAATCTTTGGCTAACCGTGTATTAACAGTTGGGTATAATGGAATCAACAACTCAGATGTATGGCTATACTCATTAGATGTAAATGGTGCAGTTGATGTTAAATGGACACCTGTACCAACGGTTGCTGGCATCAATGTAATATATAACAAATCCGTAGATAAAAATCTATTCCAAATCAATACTACTGTTAACGATAACATTGACTTAGTGTTTGGAGATGGAGCATTTTCGAATATACCTGTTGGAAACTTTAGATTGTATTTTAGAACAGGGAACGCCCAGGCATACAAAATTTTACCAACTGACATTCAAAATACTTCATTCTCGATTCCCTATGTGTCACGAGCTGGAAATGTCGAGACCTTGTCGATCTTCGCATCATTGAACTACACCGTGTCTAATGCTACTGCTAGCGAAACATCTGAAGAGATTAGGCAAAAAGCGCCACAACAATACTACACTCAAGGTAGAATGGTCACGGGTGAGGATTACAATATTGTACCATACACAAACTATGCTAATATATCTAAAGTAAAAGCAGTTAACAGATCAAGTAGTGGGGTAAGCAGATTCATTGATGTAAACGATAGCAGCGGGAAATATTCAAGTACAAACATCTTTGCTCAGGATGGTGTTCTGTACAAAACTGCTCAAGACTACGAACTAAAACTGTCTTTCTTGAATACGAACACTATCGGGCAAATCATCAGTGACACTGTGTCAAATATTTTGAACACACGCGAACTACTTCATCGCTACTACGATGAAGTAACTGCCTATCAATATCCGAACGCAGAATGGGTAATGAGTTCATTAAATATTGGCGGTAGCACTGGGTATTTTAAAAATATGTTGACTGGGCAAATACTTCAACTTGGAAATATTACCAGCACTGCTGGGTCACATATTAAAGTCGGGGCATTGATTAAATTCACTGCTGGAACAGGAAAATACTTTAATGCGCAAAACGTAATCCTTCGGGGTTCCCCAAGATTTGATGGAGACAAGTTATACATATATGCTTCAGTAGTTGCTGTGCTTGGTGACGGCACCAATGGTGGTATTGGTACTATGTTAAATGGCCAAGGGCCAGTGACATTAAGTATCAAAGTTCCGACGGGTGCGGCTGTTCATTCCATTATACCAAGATATAGCAACACATTAACTACATTGACTATTCAAGAAATGGTTACTGCTGTTGCTGTGAAATCTAACTTTTATCTGAACTATAATGCGGAGCAGAGTATTTGGGAGTTAACCATTGGCAATGTATATGACAACAACTGGATTATTAGATTTGAAAACGTTGCTAACGTAGGGTATTCGGTATACTGGCGCGGACTATCATATATATTTGAAAGCAAGAAGGAAACGAAGTTTTATTACGACAATAAAGTCAAAGTATATGACAGCAAAACTAATACTGTTATTCAAGACAATATTAAGTTTTTAAAAGTAAATGCACAACCACTGACTTCGTTGCCAATGGGGTTGGATTACCGCATGAACATACTGTCTAATATTACAGAGGCAGATGGGTATGTAAATCAAAATAAAGTAACCCTGACTTTTACTGATACCAATGCTGATGGAATTCCTGATGATCCATACATTTACAAAAGTTTAGTAGACAGCAGCAATATTGTATTTTTCAAGAAAATTATTAGTTATGATAGTTTTATTCAATGGGAGTCATTCGACTCTTCTTTAGTTGATACATTATATACTAGTGTTTTAGAGATACCTATTTCTCAATACAGCGAGGGGCAAGTATTTTATATTCAATCAACCACACCAGAATTTTATGTGTTAATGAATCTTCAAGGCGCTTACTCATTGGTAAGATCTACTGATTACGTGGCTAAGAACGGTAGAGACAACCTGTATTTCCAATATACGCATAACAGCCCTGGAAATAATAGAATAGATCCAAGCCCAAATAATATCATTGATATTTATGTGTTAACTAAGGAGTATGCGGAAGCGTATAATCTTTGGATTAAAGATACGACTGGAAAAATTGAAGAGCCATTGCCCCCAACTACTGAGGAGCTATCGTTAGAATACACTGGCTTACAAAAATTAAAGGCAATAAGCGATACAATAGTGTTAAGCTCTGCAAAGTTTAAGCCCTTATTTGGACCCACTGCCGAGTTGTCGTTACAAGCGACATTTAAAGTAGTTAAAAACGCGTCAGTAAACATAAGTGATAATGAAATTAAATCGCGTGTGATAGCAGCAGTGAACAGCTACTTTGATACAGCAAATTGGGATTTTGGAGAGTCGTTCTACTTTAGTGAGCTAAGTGCGTATCTTCACTCGACATTAAGTCCAGCCGCCTCATCTATTATTATCGTGCCTGTTGATGCAAAATCACTTTTTGGTAACCTGTATCAGATCAATGCTGAAGCTAACGAGATCTTAACTAGCTCTGCTACAGTCGCTAACGTTGAGATTATCAGCGCAATCACTGCAGCAACTCTTAACGCGAACGTAGCAGGGTAAATACATTACTACACTGTAAACCAATGACAACAAGAACAATCAACTTTTTACCAGACGTCTTTAAGACCCCAGCAAATCAGAAATTTTTGAATGCTACTCTTGATCAGTTAGTCACTGAGCCGCAGTTTAAGAAACTGAATGGATATATAGGTAGAAAGTTTGCACCGACCTTTAACAAAACTGACAACTACTTGCCTGAGAATTCTCGCAACAGAACCCAGTATCAGCTTGAACCGTCCGTTGTAGTAACAGACGAGATTAAAAATGTCAAGTTTTTTGCTAGTTACACTGATTTACTAAACAAAATCTATTACTATGGCGGTAATATTTCAAATCACTCTAGGTTGTTTGAAAATGAAGCATACTCATATGATGGGATGATAGATTTTGACAAACTGATAAACTTTAACCAGTATTACTGGATACCTGAAGGGCCTGCCGCAATAGAAATATACACAGGCGCAGTAAACTTATTTGATGACTTTGTAGTTACTCGTAATGACAGACTTGGCGCGTATCAAATATCTGGATTTGGTAGTGTTGAAAATCCAACTATTACTCTTGCTCGCGGTGGCACCTATACATTTCAACTTAACCAACCTGGGTCAAATTTTTGGATTCAAACTGAGCCAGGACTAGCTGGAAAGCAACGATACCAAAGAAATATTTCAACCCGTGACGTGTTGGGGGTAGATCGTAATGGTGCTGACAACGGTGTTGTCACCTTCACTGTTCCTCAAGCAGACGCTCAAGACTTTTTCAAGCGTATGCCTACACTCCCGCTGTCAGAATCTGACAGATCGTTGGCTACTAACCTAACTTATGATCAGATTGATTCACAACTGTGGAGCAACATAGTTGCGAAATTTGGGGGCATTGACGGTATAACTGACGCCTCCCTATTACAAAATACTCCACGAATTATATTCCTTCAAAATCTAATAGAGCCAACAACTTGGAATGATGCTGGAGTATATAATCGTGCTGACTACGGAGTAGAAAAATATGATGAAGGACAAGATATACCACAATCAAAACAATTTGATATATGGCAAATAAATCTTGAACCTACTGATGACGGCGATTATATTGTTAACATCGATTGGAATGCAACATTTCCAGTTTCAAACAAAATACACATCACTACCGGTAATGAAAACGCAGGCAGAGATTTTTATCGCAAGGATTTGTCTACTATTGAATTAGTTCCAGCTCTAACTGCTGAAAAAGATTTGTTATTTTTCAATGACGGAACTGATCAACGGTTTTACGGGCAAATAAAACTAGTAAATGATACTTCATCTATAATTGATGTGACCGATATTATTGGTAAAAAACAGTACTCAATAAAAGTTGGGGAAAAGACGCTGACACTGTCCAACGGAATGAAAATTAAATTTAACGCTGCGGTGACACCAGCAAGTTATATTAACAATTTTTATTATGTTGAAGGAGTTGGAAAATCTATTAGATTAGTCAAAACTGATTTGATGCAAACTCCGGAGTTGGATTTTAAAGGTATTACAACTATTCCGTTTGATATTTATGGTTATAGTATTGACAACTTTGATCAAATTTTAAACGGACCGACGAATCCAGACTATATTACTATCAACAGGTCGTCAGTTGATGCTAATGCGTGGTCAAGAAGTAATAGATGGTTCCACCAAGATATTATTTTGCAATCTGCTATATTTAACAATGTTGACCCTGACTATAATCAAGCACTCAGAGCTACTAGACCTATTATCGAGTTTGACCCAGATTTACAGTTGTTTAACAACGGTAGGATTGGTGGGCATGCCATTGATGTTGTTGATTTTTCCATTACTGATGCGTTGGTATATATTGAAGGCACCATCTCAACATATTTCACTGATCTAAAGTTTTCTGATGGGATGACCGTCATTTTTGCCAATGATAAAGATCCGACCGTAAGAAATAGGATTTATAAAGTAAGGATAGTTTCGGTTAACGATGAAGTAAGAGTACACTTAGTAAAAGTGGGTGATATTTCGCCGTATGATGTAGTTACCCCAAGAATGGGAATAACACTGCCATTGATACCTTTACTAAGCACCACCCCATATGAAGCTACTTATAATCACAATAACCGGCAGATAGATATTACTGCAGTGGGAGCCTCGAATTTTAAAACTATATCTGACATATCCTTAGACGGCGTCATGAGTCCAACGATTGGTATTACGCTTGGCCACAGTTTTTGGTTCAACGGCAACACTTGGACACATGCGCAGCAAAAAACAAATATCAACACCATGCCACTGTTTGATGTTGTGGATGAAAATCTGGTTAGTTTTTCCGATCAAACTGTGTATGCAAACACTGAGTTTGCGGGCTCGCCAATATTTTCTTATACCTTAGGTAGTGGGGTTACGGACTCGGTGTTGGGGTTCCCAATAGCATATCGCAGCATTGCTAATACTGGTGACATCTTGTTTACAAACAATGTTGACGCAGATTCATTCAACTACTTGTCTGGCATTACCACAACTTCAATCAAACTGAATACTGGATTTGTACCAGTTATCGCTTCAAGATTTCAGCTTAATAAGAAAAATGTTTGGGTAACTGAAGATCAAAATACAAAACAATATCAGCTGTTTTCTAATATTTGCGACGGAGTTACATCATATTATGAGATAGATATAACTCCAACTAACCTTACCAATATGCCTTCAGTATTTTTGTATATTAATGGTACGTTGATACAAGAACGCGATTCAGAAAACAATACACAATATGAGATCGTTAAAGTAGGGGATGTTTCTAGTGGTGTTCCAGCAGTGCTGACATTGTATGTAAAATACCCTATCGTAAAAGATGACAGGGTAGATTTTTTAATCTACTCTACTACATCATCTAATATTGGATATTACGAAATACCAGAGAATTTGGAGCTAAATGCACTGAATGAATCTTTTTCGCATATTACGTTGGGACAAATGCGTAAGCATGTCTTAAAAATAGCAGAGAAGTCCCCTGAACTAGTTGGTGTTCCATTGGCAAGCAATAACCTGCGAGATCTAGACATTAAATCTCGTGGTGGGAATATTTTGCAGCATAGTTCTCCGATGATTTACAGTTCATTATTCTTATTGAATGATGAAGTAAGTTTCATGGATAGTATACGTGCTGCACAGTTTGAATATTCAAAGTTTAAATATAAGTTCCTTGAAAATGCTGGAGAAATTGCAGCAAATCGCGGTAATGTACCTGCAACTGTTGACGCTATTATGCTCAAAATAAATGCAGTTAACAATATTCAAATGCCATGGTACTACTCTGACATGGTGCCATATGACCAAAATAAGAAAGTTATCGAGTACACAGTGTTAGCAACTGAAATCTTGGAATACGAAATTCCGACGATATTTGATGACACAAAACTCAGTAATCAAGCAATATTAGTATATGTAAACGGGATTCAGCTGATTAAAAATCATGACTATGAGTTTAGCAAAACTAGGCCGTCTATTGTGTTTAAACACTTGCTTGAATACGATGATGTTATTAACATTGTAATTTATGCTAATACTGATGGTTGCTATGTCCCAGAAACTCCAACAAAACTAGGGCTATACCCCAAGTTTACTCCAGAGATATTTATTGACGACACCTACCTTACCCCTATACAAGTAATTCGTGGGCATGATGGCAGCATAACTCCGGCATTTGGAGATGTTCGCGACGAGTTACTGCTTGAATTAGAGAAAAGAATATACAACAACATTAAAGCAACATATGACCCGTTAGTATTTGACATTAACAGCATTGTGCCAGAGCGATTCAGGAATACTGGATATATCAAATCAGAATTTGACAATATTATTAGCAGTAGTTATACTCAATGGTTGGGGTCAAACCGTGTCGCTATAACTACAAATGACTGGTTTGATGAAAAAAACTTTTTCACTTGGAACTACTCTAGCAACCGTATTTTCAATGCTGATCTTAGACTAAACAATACTGTATTACCGGGATATTGGAGAGGTATATTTTTGTTCTTGTATGGCACTGACGCCCCGCACACTAGGCCATGGGAATCACTTGGGTTCTCAGAAAAACCTGAATGGTGGGAAACATATTACGGAGTAGCCCCTTACACTGGCGGCAACTTGGTGCTATGGGGAGATCTAGAGCAAGGGTTGATTCGTGAAGGCCCACGCGCAGGCATTAACAAACTGTATGCAAGACCCGGCGTCACTAGCATTATTCCAGTCACTGATTCTGGGGAACTACGCTCACCAGTATCGTTTTTGACACATGTGCCTGACACTGGCACTGCAAAAGCTCCATTTAACATGGGTGATGTTGGACCGATTGAATCTGCTTGGAGAAGAAGTAGTGACTATCCTTTCGCAGTGCAGCAAGCGATTGCGTTAATGCGTCCTAGTGTATATTTTGGAAGTTTGGCCAGCATACAAAAATATCGCCGCCACCCAGCAACTAATCAGTTTTTCATTGAAGATACAAAACAAAAAATAACACCATTGGATTTTGTTTTCAACGGTGAAAACATTGACGACACAATAATGCGCAATGCAGGATATACTAACTGGATTGTTGATTATGCTACTAGTCGTGGTGTTAATCCTAGTACGCTACTTCACAAATATGTAGACAGAGTGTCAATCAATCTTGGCTATAAGGTAGCAGGATTCACTGATAAAAACTATTTGAAAATTTATGCTGAGCAAAGTAATCCAAACAGTGCTAATAATTCAGTAGTAATACCTGATGAAAACTACAAGGTATATCTACATAAATCGTCACCAGTATCAGTCATTAACTATAGTGCGTTAGTTATAACCTCTACTCCGGCTGGGTTTACTGTTTCGGGGTATAATGTATCTAACCCAATATTCAAGATTATACCAAGTAATACCGCATCGGCTAAACATACAGTAACAGTTTTAAATTTAGCTGGCACAATTTATGAGGGATGGGAAGATGCAGTAGTAGATATTCCTTATGGACAAGAATTTAGAAATACACAACAAGTTGTTGACTTCATTGTGAGTTATGGTAGATATTTGATATCACTTGGACTCCAGTTTAAAACATTTGATCAATCACTCGGTGAAGAACGAAATTGGGAGTTATCGGTCAAGGAATTTTTAACTTGGGCGCAGCAAGGATGGGGAAATGGTAGTTTACTGGTGCTATCACCATTATTGAATGAGTTTACGGTAATACACCCGGCTGCAGTAGTAGATAAGATTGAAAACTCTAGATTAGGATCTAAGATACTTGACGTTGGATTTAACTTTATCCCGCCTAAACAAAGTTCTATTGTGCGCAATGACGGGGTGTTTTCAATAACTACTCCTGCGGATCGAACCATTGGCCTAGTGTCGTTAGCATTAGTTCAGTATGAGCATGTGCTGATATTTGACAATCAAACTGAGTTTAAAGATATTATCTATGCACCTGCATTGGGAAATCGACAATATAGGCTAAAACTCATTGGCAATAAGACAGATAACTGGACAGGGCAACTAAGCCTTCCAGGATTTATGCATACCAATGCAGATATAGCTGGCTGGGAAGTATTTAGAGATTACAACAAGGGCGAGATTGTTCAATACAAAGGAAACATTTATACGGCCTTGGCTAAGATTCTTGCCAGCGATAACTTTGACTTTACAAAATGGAAGCAGGTGGATTCTACTTTTTTCAAATCTGGAATTATTCCAAATCTGGCATATGGTGCTGGTAGATTTGAAAACATGTATGACATTGATGGGCAGGTTCAAGATAACAACTTAAATTCACTAAGTGATGGCCTAATAGGAAATCAATCTAGAAGCTACCTAATAGATTTGGGTATTTCCCCAACATCTCAATCCAAATTCTATCAAGGATTTATTAAAGACAAAGGCACACATGCTGCTATTTCTGCTTTGGGCGATTTGTCAATAAATCATATCACTGGTAAAATTGCGGTAACTGAAGAATGGGCATTCCGTGTTGGAGAGTATGGTGCTCTTGAAAGCAACCAGTTCCTAGAAGTGCAGCTAGGCGAAGCATTGTTTAAACAAGATCCAGTAGCATTTAACTTGCAGAATCCAGGTGATGAGTTGCAATCTGAAAACTCTGTGACAATGTACTATAACACATTGTATAAAAAGCCGCTAACTTTCAGACCAAACTTCCTAAATGATAGAGATGATTCGGTAAACTCAGAAAACGATTTCCCGACAGCAGGGTATGTTCATTTAGATGACATAGATGCTACAATTTTTGATTTGTCAAACCCAGTCTTCATTGGAGACTTAGCCTCAAAAGTATATAGTGGATTCAAGATTTGGGTAGCTAAAAACTTAGACGGGGATTGGGATGTTTTGCGCGTGTCTGAATCTCAAAGACATATTACTAATGCTGACTATAACTTAGATGGAATTGCCGAGTTTACAACAGATCTACCGCACGAGTTATCTGATGGTGAAGTATTTGCCATTAAAAACTTCTCCACTGATGTTGACAACTTTTACAGGGTATACCGCATCACTAGCATGCATACTGTGTATGCTACGATTTCTTCAAGCCTTGAAGCAACAATGATTTCAACGCCAAATATGGAAGGATACGGAACTCTATTTAAGCTATCGAGCATGCGTATTGACAAGTTGAATGAAGTAGCTAATCTTACTCCAAAATTTGGTTGGAAAGATGGTGACAAAGTATGGGCTGATAAAAATTCATCTGACAGATGGGCAGTATACAACAAAACAAGCCCATGGAAATACTCTTCAGACTTAAATGAGTTAGGGGTCGATAATAAGCCAGTGCCGTTGTCATTAAATGAACAGTATGGGTCCACTATCGCATCAAATGATGACGGGTCTATTGTCATAGTTGGATCTCCTGGCCAAACCGGAAGATTACCGAGGCCATTTATTAAAAACTATCTTGGACTTTACGAAATAAGTCCAGGAACTACTGATACCACGGCATATAACAGCACCCATCGATTTGGAAAATCAATAGCAGTTACTGGAAATTCTGTTGCTATGAGTTCTCACTCCCTGACAGGTGTCAATAATAGTGTTCTTACTTATTTGCTTGATATTGAAGGCACTGGTGTTCAACAGAATACTATAGTTGACCCGCAAACCAATGTAATTAGTGGATTCGGAGACAGTGTACACATCAGTAATGACAGCCAATGGATGTTTGTAAGTTCTCCAAAATCAGGAAAAATATACTGCTACAATAAAAATGTAGTAAATCAATTCACACTATTTTATACTATTACTGGGGATACAGTAGATGGGGAATTTGGTAAATCAGTTGTTAGCAGTGACAACGGCGATATCCTATATGTCGGCGCCCCACAGTCGATGTATAATGTTACCACCCCGTCTGGTGCAGTTTATGTTTATAAAAGAGTAGGACTCGAGTACAACATAAAGACGATAATAATTCCGTCAGACCGTCAAGCTGATTCTAAGTTTGGATCAACATTGTGTTTAACTGTGGATGAGTTATTGATTGGAGTCCCAGGATGGAGTAACACATCTGACAGATATTATTTTGGAGCAGTTTACCGATATTTAACGAGTGATTTATTATCTCCAATTCAAATAATTAAAAAGCCATACAGTTTTGGAATTGAGAATTTTGGGACGAATATTGTTGTAAACCAGGAAACAAAGCAAGTTGCAGTATCGAGTTCTGGAGCATTTAACATAGCAAAAGCATTGCAGGACAGGTCGTTTTTCATGCTTGATAGTGGAACCACTACTGTAAGCGATTACGAAAAAAATGCTGGAGCAGTTTATTTGTATGATTTGATCTCAGATAGTATATTACCAGTATATGCGTTTAGTCAAGAATTATCTGGTTCTGGAATTCGTAAGCTAGATAATTTTGGTATGGCCATCGCTTCTGGTGGGAACTTGATATTTGTTGGTTCCCCGAACTACGATTCACATTATGACCCTAACAATGAATCATCAACTTTATTTACTAATGAAGGTAAAGTAGCTATTTTTGAAAATAAATATTTGGCTCAGTCTTGGCAATTGATTAGAAAGCAAGAGCCAAAAGTTGATTATAAATCAGTCACTAGAAACTATATTTACGACAAAAAACAACAGAATATTCTTGCACATTTAGACATATATGATCCAGCAAAGGGTAAGATTCTTGGTATAGCTGAGGATGACATAGAGTTTAAAACATCGTTCGACCCCGCCGCATATAACAACACTAACCCAACTACTGAAATCTATTGCTGGGGAAGTCAACAGGTAGGTAAAGTATGGTGGGATACCGACACTGTTCGATATATAGATTACGAGCAAGGATCGTTAGATTACCGTACTAGAAACTGGGGAAAAATGTTTCCGGGATCGACAGTAGATGTATATGAATGGGTTTCAAGTAAAGTAAAACCGTCAGAATATAGTGGTGATGGCGTTCCTAAATACACCGATGACAGTAAATATGTTGTTCAGATGAATGTCCATCAAGCAACTGGACTAATAACCACATCATACTATTTCTGGGTTAAAAACAAAGAAACGTTTGACTCACTACTACCATTTAGAAATAGTAGCATACTTGAAATATCTAAGTTTATTACCTACCCAACTCAACAAGATATTCCTTACGCTGCTTATATTAAAAACAATGCAGTAGCATTGTTTAACAGCGCAAAATATATTTCAGCTGACTCAACTATTTTCCATGCAGGGTATGATCTGCTCAATACTGACACATTGATTCATAATGAGTTTAAGTTAGTTAATGAATCGGCAATGACAACTGATTTGCCGAAAAACATTGTTGACAAGATGATAGATAGCTTATCTGGCGAAGATCAAGCTGGCAATGTTGTTCCTGATTATAGGTTAGCAGAGGCAGAGAGATACGGCATCTCTATTAGACCGCGTCAAACAATGCTAGTGAATAAACTGCAAGGTGTTAAAAATATTGTTCAGTATGTTAACACTGTACTTAAAGATGTTCCGGCTTCTGAAGAGTTTGATTTAACTCAGTTGACGGCTGCTGATAAAATTCCGTTTACTTGGGACGAGCTAGGGAACTCTATGCTAGTTAACTCATACGAAGAACTATCGTATTTGGATATATCCGCATTGCGGAAACCAGTGTATGCTCCGGCAGCATTAAATGATCCTGATAATATGGCAATGCTCAAGTTGTCATCTGGGCAAAGTATCCTAGTTATGGCTGACAATAACTTTGATAATGAATGGACTATTTATGAAATTGATTACGAAAAGAATGACCTCGGAGTATTAGATCAAACCACGCCTGTATTTAAACTAGCTAGGATGCAAAGTTATCGTACGGCTGATTATTGGAACTATACAGACTGGTATTTGCCTGTGTATGACTTTACGGCAAAGCCAACATATACAGTTGACACCATTAAAGACATGGCTAAGTTAACCTTAGCTCCGAACGATACTATTCATGTGCGAGATAGTGGTGGGGGCAAGTTTAAAATATTTGCAGTTAATAACGATCTATCTACCACTGTAGTAGGGATTCAAAACGGAACTATCCAATTATCCGACGCACTATGGTCACACAATACTAACAAAATCGGCTTTGATAACGATAACTTTGATTCAGTTAAATTTGATTTAAATCCTAGTGTAGAACTTAGAAACATACTGTACGCATTACGAGATTCAATATTCGTGAACACTCTGTCAACAGAGTTTACAAAAATGTTCTTCATGATGCTGCAATACATTCTGTCCGAGCAGCGACTGGTTGATTGGGTATTTAAATCTAGCTTTATTTCAGTACTTCATAACTTGCGCCAACTTGCGCAATACCCTAGCTATGTGCGTGATAATCAAACATACCTTAGTGATTACATAAACGAAATAAAACCGTATCGGACTAAAATACGTGAGTTTGTCACACAATATGACGGCAATGACATTGGAAACATTATTTCAACAGATTTTGACTTGCCGTCATATTATGATGCAGACTTAAAAACATGGCGCAGTCCAAACAATGAACATGCTAGGGATGCTGGTATCATTGCGTCAAGAGATGAATATTTGGCTTGGAGGACCAATAATACATATCACATACAATCTGTAACTGTTGAGACTCCAGGCATTGGATATATAGTCCCGCCTACCCTAACGGTCACTGGGGGTGGTTTGCCTGACGGTGATACTAGACACGCAAAACTTACTGCGGTGGTGAGTTTTGCGACTGGTACGGTGTTAAGGGTAAACGTTGACTCCCACGGATCTGGATATACCTCTAGGCCAACCATCGTTGTCACTGGTGGTGGTATTGATAACAGCAACATTGAAGGCGGCGTAGCAACATGCTATGCTGTTATGGGCAATAGCAATGTCAGAACCTTTGACACTGTAATTAAATTTGATAGGGTAAGCTATTCAACAGATATTACACCATGGCAGGCAAACACGGATTATAACACCAACAACTATGTCACATTTCAGCATGTAGTTTACCAAGCCATTGACAGCATTAACAGTGGTGATTTCTTTAATATAACTCAGTTTACGAAAGTGGCTGATCATGGGTTATCTACAGCGGTAGACAGATCTTCAGCATATTATCAACCAACACCAGGCATGACTCCAAATATTCCAGAAAGATTGTTTGCCGGCGTTGACTACCCAGGAAACACTATTGACGGGAACAGACTGGATGAGGAGGATTATGACACAATTATTGAAAGCTACTTTACAGATTTGGAGCTAGGAACTGACACAGATTATAGCAGCATAGTTGACAGCGGTAAGTTTATTTCAGCGTACACGAGTCACGCACCTGAGGAAATGCTGCCAGGTATGATGTATGATACTCTTTACATCACTGTTATTAATAAAGATACCGGAACACTACCTCCAGTTGGGTTTAGAATCTCATCAGGAATGATACAAGATTACTTTACCTCGTTTGATATTGATTCTACAACTATGTTTGACGGATCTAGCGAGAACTTTGATACAGCACTTACTACCTTTAACGAGCTGCATACTGAGTTTGATGATGGGTTGGCAACTTTTGACCGTAAACCAATAAACTGGGATATTACTCGGGTTAGTGAGAGTAACACAACCGTGTTAACTGAACCTTTAGTATGGCCACCAGTTGACGCGAACCCAGTGATTCATGTAGCTGATGTATCAGCACTGCCCATTCCTAGCTTGCTGCTTAGAAAACCTGGTGTGATTTACATTAACGGTGAAAGAATAACCTACTACACCATAGATTCAGTGACTAATACACTGGGACAACTACGCCGTGGTGTCGCAGGAACAGGCATCGGGGCTGAATATCCAGTTGGGGCAAAGGTGTCTGACATCAGCGTAGAGCAGCAGTTGCCAGCAGGATCAGCCACTAAAGCCTGGTATCCGGCATTATCAGGTGTTGGGATAACAGGATACACCAATGATGGAACTGGCTTGATGCGTCAAACATCACCACAGACAGCATTCCTTCAACAATCTCCAGCTGGCCCAGTATCAATATCAGTGTGAAACCGCGGATAAATAACAATATGAATACTCAAAAAAAATCACCGTTAACTGAAGATAACAAACATTCATTGAAAACTCCTATTCGGAATGAGAAGAAGCCAGATGTTATTGCTGGGTTAAATGTTGAGGATATGATTAAAGTGTATGATCCAGAATCTGGCAAAGTTATTATAGAAGGCAGGGCATAAAATGAATGACTGTTTTGGAATTACGCTAGAAGGATTTGTGAAGATTACTGACCCAACTACTAAGGAAGTTTTGGTCGATCGTAAAAATAGCATTCATTACGAAAACTTTTCTGAAGCATTGGCTTATAGTGTTGCTAACAAAGGCGATGCGTATATGTATACTATGGCGTTTGGTAATGGTGGGACTAGCGTTGACCCAACAGGAGTTATTACTTATTCACCCCCAAACTCTGTAGGATCAACCGCTAAGTTATATAATCAAACATACCAGAAAATTATTGACGACTCTAGCGCAAACAATGTTGACCGCGCCAGGAACAGAATGGAAATTAGGCATACTCCAGGTGCTATATACACTGATGTTTTTATAACTTGTCTACTAGACTATGGTGAACCCGCTGGTCAAGCAGCATTTGACAACAGCCAAAATTTAGAAAGCACATATGTTTTTGATGAGCTGGGAATTCGCGGGTATGATAAGGCAACCAATACTTACAATAAGTTACTCACTCATGTAATTTTTCACCCTGTTCAAAAATCAGCAAATAGATTGATCCAAGTGGATTATACCATACGCATCAGTTCGCTAACTAATTTAAGCAATATCGGATAATACTATGGCATATGATATTACATACACGGATGGAAGACGCTACACTACACTAGGTGAGGGAGCTCTTGACACTACATTAGGTATTTCACTTATTGGTCAAAATTTTCACAATTATGGACAGCTGATTGGAAATAACTTTCTGCGATTACTTGAGCATCATGCCAATACGACAGCACCCACTTTCCCAATTGAAGGGCAACTATGGTGGGACTCGGGTAATAAGCAACTTAAAGCGTTTAACGGAACTGAGTTCAAAATCATTTCGAACTTACTTATTACATCGTCGGCCCCTCTAACCGCTAAACCTGGTGAATTTTGGTGGAACAATAGTGATCAGCAGCTATATGTATTTAACGATGCTGCCGAATGGGTGTTGATTGGCCCAGGAAGTAAAGCTGGTGATATCAACACAACTTTCGAAGCTCACTCTTTAATTTCCAATGATAGCATAACTCACCAAGTAGCTCAACTTAAAGTTGGGGGTAATATTATTTCGGTATTAAGTAGAGATGCTGAGTTTACATTAAATGGAAACTACCTCGGCCTTACTACAATTGTCCCTGGTATAAATTTAGTTTCTGGTATAAAAATTCAAGGTACTGCTACCAATGCTGACAACTTATCAGGACTTTCTGGAGCAGATTACATTAACAAGTTTACTCCCAATGTAGCATTTACTGGTAATGTTAGCGCGAACTCACTTCAAGTAAGCTCAGCAGCACCGCTAAAACTGGAAAGCGTGGGTAACGATAAAAGCATTACAACACTGCTTGGAGATTTAGCTATTTCCAATACTGCTGGTACACTGATGTTTGATTCTCATACTAATCAAGTAACACTAACCTCGCCGCCACCTACTAGTCCGGATTCTCTTATAACAAAACAATATTTAGATCTTTCAACATCAGCAGTTACTACACAAATTACTAGCGATACTAATGCTAAAATATCTAACTTAGTTAACGGCGCAACTCTTAATACTTTGCGTAAGCTGTCTGACGCAATTAATAATGACGCGAACTATTTTGCAACTGCTGCCAACTCTTTGCTTGGTAAAGCTAATATTAATAGTCCAAACTTTACTGGCTCTCCCACTTTAGTAACTCCGCTATCAATAACTGATAACTCAAACAAACTTGCTACAACTGCATTCGTAAAATCAGCAGTATCTGATGTAGTTGGTTCGCAGGGAGTTACATTTACTGCTGCAAACTCTACTCTTATTGCTCCATCCGCTGACGAAGCACTGGTTTTTAACGGTGATAAATGGGTTAACAAAAATATAGACTCTACTATTACTTCTAAAATAAAATCGTTTTATGGAACTCCAGGCGATATTGAGTTGGCACTAGTTGCAGGATCAAGTTCGGTAACATCGGGTGGTGATGTGGTGGTTAGTTTAGCTAACTCATCCGTTGTTGCTGGCGAGTATACAGCTATACAGAAAATTACGGTCGATCCGAAAGGGAGAGTAACACATATTACAGCGTCGGTTCCTAACCTAAACAACCCAACATTAACTTCTAAAGTTTATGACTCAACTACATATACTAGTTGGTGGGATAATAGTGGAGCGATTAGTGTTGGGGCAACCCATTGGAATGACAACAATTTAAATTATACTAATCAGTTTATTGATTCGACTAGCATGACATACAGAAATCATCCTTTTTATCAATCAACTGCAGTTGGCGAGGTTAAACGATATTTTTCAACAATTTGTTGCCCGGCATACTATGAATTTAAATGTGATCAACCTACTAGGGTGGTTATTTACAACTCATCATTAGTAGCATTGTCTAATTCGGTCCCGTTCAGTATTGCTTACTATTTAAAAGTAGAGCAGTTAAACGCTGCTACTGGTATTTGGGAAGTTTATAACACTCATGAAAATAATGCATGGGTAACTGTAACAGATAGCACCGGACAGTTGAACGGGGTCAAAAATGTGTCGACGGTAACGTCGACATTAGCAGGAGAGCAGCTGAAACGCGAGTTGATAGCAACCTTCCCTAATTCCACAGCCTTACCTGGGATGACAGAAAGTGGCACCGTGACCTCACAATATACTAGCAGTTTACAACCGGCATTGCCGGCAGGATTTAAATATAAATTTACGCTCCAAGCGTATTGTGCAGCAAGCCAAAGTTATGCTAGCTTATTGTCAATGGCTAATACGACGTGGTTTACCCTTAAAGGAGAGTGAATGAATACCATATTTCTAATAGTAGTTGTAGATATTGCAACAATGCGTATAATGTCGTATACTGGCCCAGCTGATCCTAACTATATCGCCCATCCAGATTCCTACAAACCAATTTATGATGTTAACGCAGCCGCGATGGTAACTGCGTATTTTGGAGGAATAACAGCAGGCTCATTGCCCGAACAAGATTTGTATTTAAACTCGCAGACATCAGAGGTTACATCACTGCCAAGCGTCACCTCTGCTAAAGTAAATAAAATCAAAGAACTGTACACCGAATGTGAGTTTATGTGCAAAAGTGGGGTAGTGTCGTCAGTATTAGGAACCACGCATTTTTATCCATCACAACTTTTAGATCAGCAAAATATACAATCGGCAGTATTCTCATCACTATCACCTTATGCAACTGCGGATTGGAGATTTAGTGTAACCTGCGCAGAAGCAGAAAATATTGGCTCGACATGGGCATTACGTGAGCATAATAAGCACCAAATTCAGCAGCTGGGAGATGCGTATGTGAGATTTATTGAACAGAATCGTAAAACTCTGCGAACTTTGATAAATATAGTTAACACTGTACCTGA